AACGCTACCTGAATTATATGCAACTCCGTACTTGTAGAACGTTGTCCCGTAACGGTATACGTTATCGTTTACAGAGGTCGACGTGCTGCCATTGTGGGTGTGCATATAATCATAATTAGACGTGCCACTTGCACCCAGCCAGCAGGCCCTCTGATTTGCCGAGGACCAGTACCCGCATATCATCTGGTTGTTCTGAGCGTGATACATCCTCATTTCCAGCAACGTCCCTGTCCCAAACATTGAAACCGATCTGAGCAGGGAGTTGACAGTTGTGCTGCTGAGGTACAATTTTGAATCAGATATCACAGGAGAGCCTGCCAATGTAGTCCAGACACCGGGGTCCAGGCTGTCGAAATCTTCCCAGAAATTGAAAACATCTGCTGCAGAACTTTCAGAAACTGCTGCACCGTTACCGTAGTAGAAGTGAATCTTTGAGGATCCTGCCGGCCACCTGATCCATACGGAAAACGAGTCTGAATCCGAGGACTCCAGGAAGTACTTGACTGCAGTTCCTGCATTGTCAGAGAACCTCAGATCCCTGCCATCCAGAGTCATCCCGGGAAGCCTGGGAATATCTACAAGGATCTGAGTATCCACAGCAGGAACTGCACTTATCCGGATATCCCCCCGGTATTTCCAGCGAGGATATGCAATCGAGGACGGCATAGACATCGTGGTAACAATAGGATCCAGAGTTATACTGCCGTCACTCTCTGAAACAGCCGTTCCGTTACCATAATGGAAATGTATTTTTGAAGTCCCTGCAGGCCACTCAACGAGACAGGTGAAAACCCCGCTCTCCAGGGACTCTATTCTATACGGGATTTCCTGTCCTTCAGTGCTTGAGAAACGCAGGTCTCTCCCGTCCAAGTTCATTCCTGGAAGAAGGTCGATGTTCACCCTCTGGACAGTTTCCCCTGCAGGGATGTCAGTAATTTCAATATCTCCCAAGAATTTCCACTTTTGATAAGGGCCTGGAATCTCAGGGAGGTAATATTCAGTGAGTAGAGAGGGCTCGCCTGTTATGCTGTCGTCACTTTCAGATACAGCTACTCCGTTGCCATAATAGTAATGGATTTTTGTTGCATCTTCCGGAACATCAACCCAAAAGGAAAACATGCTGTTTTCTGCAGACTCGAGGTTGTATCTTAGAATGTTTCCTCGAGTGTCAGAGAATCTCAGGTCCCTACCATCTACAGCCATCCCCGGGGACAACGGTATGCTGATCTGGACAGGTCTGTCCAGAGTTTCGATCCGGACATCTCCCCTGAACTTCCACTGCTGGTAAGGGCCCGTGACTGCAGGCTGATAGAATAGTGGTTGCCTGAACATGGCAACAGGAACCATTGATACCTGTGTCGAAGCATTGACGAATCCTTTTAGGGAAACTTCTGGTACCATCTCAACTGCAGTTGATGCAGTTATAGGTTCAGGCAACGTGAAAGTTTTCGGTTGATTGATATGTTTTCTACCTACACTGATTGCGGGCATCGAGGCTGAATATTTCCGAACACGAACCCAATCTACTTTGATATATCCTTCTCCATAATAAGAATAAATCTGAACAGGGAGGTTTACAGCACCCGGTACTGTGGTCGTAATCTCTCCCCTGTACGAGTAATTAACATAGTATCGGGGGCCTGCAGCTACATGTGCGACTCCGTATATGTTGTAAACCGATCCAGACCGGTTTACGCCATCGTTGTCCCAATCCCCTGACGAACCATTGTGTGCAAACCTGTGGTCTGTCAGGAGGCTACCAGCTGCACCCTGCCAGGCAGCTGCTTTTTGTGTGCTCGTGCTCCGGAATCCAAACGGTCCTCTTTGTCCTGACTGATGTGCTATCCGCATTTCAACCAGAGAATTGGGAACATACAGAGTTTTACTCTCGATGTATCCGCTCAAAGATGAGTGCTGTAAAGTCAGGATTGAGCCGGATACTGATCCTCCACTGCCTCCAACGTTCCAGACAGAAGTGTTTATGGATGTCCCTAAGAAATCATCCCACAATTCGAATACAGTTGATGCATCACTTGCAGAAGTTACGCTTCCGTTTCCATAATATAATAAGATTAAATCTGTGTTAGCCGGTAGTTTCAGCCACACAAAAGCAGAAGTAAAATTAATTACGCTCTCTATGAAGTACGGAATAGCAGTTCCGCTAACTGTTGTAAACCTGATGTCCCTAAAATCATACCTCATGCCAGGATAGTACGGCAGGGTGAAAAAAACCTGAAGACCTTCGGTAGCTGAAGGGTTCGAGATCAGAAGCTCCTTTTTATACTTCCAGGCGAGGTAACGCTGCACAGTCTCACCTTACGGAGTCTGCACAATAGCCCACAGGCTTGCTCCGGTAATGCTCTGGCCTGTATCCAGGTTTCTTACCTTCGCCTTGACAAATTTAGCTGCCCGCTGCATCTGAACGAATCCCTGGACCTGGTGTCCAGCATCTACATCTACATCACCGCTGTCACACGGATCTGCATAAGTACCCACAGTGAAAGAGACAGAAGCTCCTTCTGGATCCGCGAACAGCTCAACCCTGGCTCCTTTTGTCGCCGATGCGTGGAATGTCATCTGATAACCAATACCAAAATCCACAGCCTGGGAAAGGTCAACTCCCGTGCTGGCAGAGCTGGAACTGTTTGCTGCTACAGTTGCACCGCTTAAAATCTGTGTTGCTGTTTTGTTAAGTGCCATTTTTCTACCTCATGAATTTCTCATCATAGTGTTTGTTATCGCAATTTCCACTGACTCGCCATCTGAGTACGGTTTATTTTCGCTCAAAACATGCCTGAGAAGCAGAGTTCCTCCAGAGGCAGCATTTAATATTCCAAGTTCTCTGATGATTACCGAGCCGGTAAACGCGAAAAGATAAGACCAGACGGAAGTCCCAGGACTTGTGAAACTACAATTTGCCTGTACTCTCTGTGCCCCATACTGAGCGTTTTCATTTTCGAGAGCTGTATCTGATGTGCTCTCTGCCGTTGCTCCTGTCCCAGTAGCAATATAAATAAATGGATCAGGGGCAGAAACACCGTTCAACATTCTTGCCATTGCTTCAAGACCATCTGCCGTTATTGTCGCCGTTTTATCACTTCCTCACGTCCATTAGGATGAATCCTGATATGTTCTGTCACATTTCCTTCCCTGTCCCTGGAAATTATGTCAATTGCAATTGCAGGGACCACGCCTGTACCTTGTCCACTCAATGTTGATCAGCCTGTGAAAATTTTATATTGTAAACGAATTTTCCGGAACCCCTGACAACTTCTTTGATGCTGCCGAATCCCGAAATGTAACAGTCCGTGAAGCTCTCACCGTTAATAACAAGAATATCGAAATTTCCTATCTGGTCAACGAGATTTTCAATTTCCGAATAGTCCTCTGTGTAGCAGTCAAAACTCCGAGGGAAAGACCGTTTTTTCGAGCTGAGGGAAGCGTGAATATCACCGGAGTACAGCTGTACTTCCTTTGCCGTGATCGTGTAGTTAATTTCAGAATCCTGCCAGGCTGAGACCGGTAGACCAGCAAAGGTAACCGGGATCAGATAATCACTTAATTCACTCATGAGTACAGCCCCCTTGCCCTTCTCTTGTTTGCCGTGTATTTGTTCAGTTCTTCAATCAGCATCCTGACATCTACACTGTTTGCCAGCGTGTTCGGTCCGATTGTGATCGTGTCTCCTGCAAAGCTGTTGTTTGTGACAGCTGCAACCTGACCGAGTCCACCAGAAAGGGAATCGATAGGAGAACGAACACTACTAAGAGCCTGACTGAGAGGTTTTGCAAGCTCGGCTGTCCTTGCGATTGATTCCTTCATGGGGTCAACGAAAATAGAGTCCCAGTTAGGGATTTCTGAGAAAGGTCCCTCTTCCGCAGGAGAGTGAGGGAGCAGGCTCTTGACTTTTTTAAGGGCAGAAGAGGCAGCGTTGTATGCAGTTTTTGCAGCTGAGGATATTCCGCTCGCGATAGAGCTTACTATGGAGGACCCTGCGCTTTTAGCTGCTGAAACTGTAGAAGAAAGCGATTTAGCGACTGGACTTGAAACAACGTCATCCCATTTTGGGAGTTTTGAAAGAGCACCTTTCAATGACGGACTATTCATAGGCAAATAGTCGGCTATCATTGAGGTTAGTTCGTCTATTTTTTTCCTGAGAGAAGAAATTTTGTCGTTGATCCCGTCTATCAAGTTCTGGACAAGGTTCTTTCCTGCGTTATAAAACTCGGTTGCCTTGTTTTTAAGTTTGGTTACAATCCCGTAAACCTCATTAACGATCTCGGTAGCCTTCGTTTTTACGGACGTATATATTTCGTTCCATCTTGCCTTCCATTCAGTAAGCAGGTTAGAAAGCTCCGCTTTAATCCGGTTATACCGGTTTAGCAGATCGTTGTAAAGCATCTGAGCGGTATTGATAATGTAGTCCTTAGCATCGCTGAGGGTCTTCCATATCGAATCCCACCTTGCTTTCCAGTTGTTATAAAAAGCAAGAGCCGCCGCCTTGACCTGATTAAACCTGTTCTGTACGTCCGTGTACCAGGACTGCAACTTGGCAATAATGTTAGCTACAGCTAGATTGAGAGCGGTCTTGAAATTCTCCCAGTGTGTACGCCAGTTATTGAGAATATCAAGGGCAGCTGCTTTGACCAGATTGAATTTATTTTGAGTATCAGTGTACCAGCCCTGCAGTTTGGTCATGATATAAGCTGCTGCTTGTGTTAATGTTGATTTGAAATTCTCCCAGTGAGTACGCCAGTCAATGAGAAGGGCTAGAGCGGCTGTTTTTACTTGGGTAAATCTGGCCTGGGTGTCATTATACCAGCCCTGTAATCTTGTGACGATATCAGAAACGGCCTGCGTTAGAGTGGTCTTGATATTGTCCCAATGCGTACGCCAGTTATTCAGTAAATCCAACGCGGCAGATTTAATCAGGTTGAATTTGTTTACGTTTTCAGTATACCAACCCCGAACCTTTGCAATGATATAATCAATAGCTTGGGTTACTGTAGTCTTCAAATTTTCAAAATGAGCCTTCCAATCAGTATACAGGTCATATGCGGCTTTGACAAGCTCAATAAACAGGCTTACGACTTTTGCGACAAACAGGACAATACCGGCAGCTAAAAGACCGAGAGCAACCGGTATAGCTACAGCCATAGCCGCAACTGTGGCAACAAATTCGGTGATTTCGGGGTGACGTGCTACCCAATCGAGGAACTCACTGGGTTTCTCGCTAAGGAAATTAATGATACCCGTGAGTGAATCGATATCGCCCTGTGCGTCGTCCATGGCCGAGCCGCTAAAAGAGCCAAGGAAGTCAAGGACGACAGGAATTACGTCTTCTTTGAGTTGCTGCCACAGTTCATCAAGGGTGTCCCATAGGGGTTCGAGAGCTTTCTTCACGTTCTCATACAGGGTACTCATGCTGTCAAGGAACGAGGTTTTGAACGTTTCCCAGATCGTTTTTATACTGTCCCGTGCTGAACTGAGACTTTCCTTTGCGGGTTCGAGTGCGGTAGACAGTTCATCCCAATACTTTTTCAGGTCGTTGTACAGACCACTCGCACCCATCACAAGAGCATGATAGTAGTATTCGAGCCGGTTTTTAATGCGATCCCATTTATCCTCAAGGTCGGCTGCACTAATCGCCATAACAAGGGCGTGATAATAGTATTCAAGCCTGTTTACAAGCTTATTCATTTCGGACTGTAGCCAGTCCCATACAGCTTTTGCTTTGCCCTGAATATCTCCCCAATTGTTTTTCCAGGCAAGCGCAAGAGCAGCAACCACAGCAATGATAGCTGCAATAGGGAGAGCCAAGCCTGAGAGAGTTGTCAGGAATCCAGTAATAGCGAGTTTGGCAGAGGCAAAAGCTGTGGCCAGCACTCCGCCAGTTCCCACGGCAGTAGCGAGAGTTCCGATTGAGGATACTACCGCGCCCACAAGCATGAGGATCGGACCGAGTGCGGTAATGAATGCTGTAAACGCAATTGCTCCCAATTGGACTGGTTCAGGCAGCGCTGCAAATCCTTCTACAAATGCAGATATAGCCGGGAGTGCGACATTCTCGATGAAAGGAATCAGTGTTCCTGTCAGGATCGGAAGCAGATCCTGGGTGATAAGTGGAATTATCTGCCCTTGTATAATTGGAAGCAGGTCGGCCTGAAGATCCCGTGCGGCTTCCGTAAGCGCGAGCATTGGATTCGAATCGGCAACGTCTTTAGCAGCCTTATCCGTCGCGCCTGCAACGTCCTGGACGTTTTGTATCCCGGAGGCTGTGGCATCAATTACCTGAGCTTTTACGTCCTCCCATTGAGTTCCGAACAGGGCAACCCCGGCTATATTACGTTTTACAGGGTCCTCGATAGCCATAAGTCCGGCAACAGTAGCAATAAAAGCCTCTTTTGCAGAGTCCCCACCGGCTGCTATTTTCTGGGACATCTCGTCCGCGCTTAAACCGATAGCTGCGAACCCGCTTATTGTAAGATCTGAACCGTCCTGGGCACGAATATTGAACTCTTTGACTGCGTCAGCTACTTTATCAAGGTTCCAGGCTCCCGCCTCTGCACCCGAAATCAGAATAGCTAGAAACTCGTCTGCAGAAACACCCATGGCCTGAAACTGCGGAGCATATTCCCGGAGGGTATCCAGGAGTTCTTTTGAAAAATCCCCGCCTTGCTGATAGCCTGTTGTGATGATGTCCAGGGCGTGCTGTCCATCTATCCCGAAGTTCCGCATTAGGACGCCTGCAGCTGCTGTTACTTCGTTGACATCATCCCCGAAAAGTTCAGATATTGTGATTGCTCCAGAAGCGACTGATTCAAGTTCTTGACCGGCGAGGTCACCCATGTTTTGCCGGACTGAAACAATAACCTGATTAACCGCGTCTATTGAGTCTCCGAAGCCGTTTTTCCAGACGTTCATTGCTGCGTCTGTAAGCTTGTTTGCTTCTTCTGCTGTAAGGCCGAGGGAAGCCTTTACCTGTCCCTGAGATTTTCCAACATCGTTAGCCCAATTAACCAGAAGAGCACCAGTACCGGCAATAGCAAGGATCGGAACAGTTATCCCGGCTGCCATACTGGTTCCGGCTGAACTGAGTGATTTCCCCATCGTCTCGAACTGTTTTCCCACTTTCCCAACTTCAGTCTGAACTTGAGAGAAGACACGGGACAGTTCTTTCATATCTCCGATAATGGAAACAACCAGTTCACCAGCACTCATTTTTCCACCGTTTTATTATAAAGTTACTCGTTTTTTGACCGTGTTTTAGTCGGAACAGTTTTTGATTACCTAGAAACTTTCCAAGCTCCGTTCTCGCTTTGGCCTTCTGGATGTGCCTCTTTGAATTTCTCCAGTCCTGAAACACCACTGGATTTCACGGCTTCAGCAGGATCTTTGCCCTGCATGATTTCTCCGAGGACTCCCCAGAATACCTGAGCTGACAACTTTCGAGCTTCCCATCCTTTCCGATAATACATTATGATCTGGTCAAGGGTCATTTCATCAAGCAGGTAGTCCTTTGTCGCCCAGGCATACATCTCTCCGAGTTGGGAGATTATGTCCCAGATGGTGAGTTTTTTCCGTCTTCGCCTCCAGCTTCTCCCTCATCTTTCAGCTGAGTCATTCCGGAGAAAACGAACTTGACAAAACCTAACAGTTTGTTAGCCGGGATATTGTCAAGAAGCCAATCCTTTGTGATTTTTTTATTTGAGTGTTGGCAAATCATAGCTACGATTTCAAGCATGTCCTCAAGGACTGACATGTCAAGATTTTCCTCAGTGACGTTCTCCAGCTTCTTCACATCATATTTTTTCGAGAAATCAATGAATTTGAGGGTTGTCCTTGCCGGAATAAAGGAAAGATCAACCTGCTCACCTCTCAGGTCAGCTGTCCTTTTCGGGGGTTCGAGAATTTCAAAATGGTCAAGGAGGTCAGTCAGGATTAGACCCCCTGTTCATCGTAGATCTCGAACAACTGATCGCCAGCAGTCCTGGTTGGATCGATAATACCTCTGAGTTCGATTGGCGGTTTCATTGGTTCGTCTCCGTCATCGTCAGGCAGAGATAGCTCCAGACCTCCCTGGTTCTTTGCTGCATAGACAGTGATCCTGAACTCCTTCCCGGCTGCGTTGGTATTCGTCAGCCGGACCACACGCGGGTTAATGGTGTTGAGACCACCGCTTGAGAGTTTCACTGAAGCATTTGGTGTGTAAGAATAGTCAACGAGAATACCTTCTCCGGATGTAATCACTGTAGAAGCTGCTACCCTGCCGATACAGGTAAACCCGGATGCATCCACGGCGACTACGTAATCTGTATTCCGGACAGCTGCATTCCCAGAAGCATCCGTGACAACGATAGACTCAACTTCTGAGCCGTCACCCATTTTGTGGTTCAGCCTGACAAGTCCGGTTCCTGTTAGAGTGTGGGCTTCATTTTCAACTGAGACGGCATCTCCAGCCACAGTATCTACAAGATCCATTCCACCTCTGATAAGGGCAAGGTTCTCAAGATCCACTTCCCACATCTCAACCTTCACAGTCGCGGTGTGGTTTATCACAGGCCCCTGAATCTCTGGAGCGTTACTCGGCTTGAATACTGCAGCCTCAAATTCTTCTGTGAATTCTATGCCGGTTGCAACTCCGATGTTTGTGAGGTTGTCTACATCCTCACCTACCTCGATCTTTGCAGACCCGAAACGGATCGTATTCGGCTTCTGAACAGTTGTCTGGTAGTTGACCATTTGTTTTTCACTTCCTGAATATTACTTTGAAATCATACGGAATATGATACACTCCGGGCAGGTCCTCATACTGGTCCGGAGCTTCGATAGGGATAATTCGGATAATTTCAATGCCTGAAACAATCACGGAGAATCCTTCAAGGGCAGCCTCAACGACCTGAGAGAGTTGCTGAACCTGCAGGTAATCTTCTGCCCAGCAGGAAATCTGAAATCTTGGGGATCCTGAAATCTGGCGGTAAGGATTCGAGGGTTTGTGAATTGACAAGGCAGGAAGAGTGCATCCAAGAGGGAGCTTGAAAGGGTGGATCCGAGTGCCTACAAAACTCTTGACAGCTGTATTGCTTGTCAGAATGGTCCGGATCGCTTCATCTATGATCGTCATTTGCGTTTCCTCAGGACTCGCTTGATGCTCTCTTCGAAGGCTTTCTGGATCTCCTCTTCATTCTCGTCAAGGGCAGGTCTAAGGAAGGGTCTTGGCTGCTGGTGGAATCTACGGCCAAGTCTATCTGTACCCATGAAACCCTTTTCGAGCCTCATCATATGACTCAGAGTACCACCCACCTGAGAAACACATCTGTCAGGAGAGTTTTCTTTTCTGACTTCTCTGATGTTACGCCTCGTAGCACCTGTGATTACTTCAGGAAAATCTGGGTGACCCTTGCCTACATTGATCTTAGCTTCCCTGACAACGACTGCTGCTCCAGCTGAGGTGGCCTGAGGGAGTACGGCCTGCATTTCTGCATCGATTTGCCGAAACTTCGCTTGTAAATCCTTGATGCCCTTTACCTTGACCCGGAACATTTCAGCCATCAAGTCCTCCCTAGAAGGAAAGCAATGACTCCAAGAATCAGCCCTACTAAAAGCTCGAGAACAACAGCTGAAAGTTTTGAATTCATCCGTTCCATTCTGTTCTCAAGCCTCTCCATTCCTTTTTCAAGTCTATCCTGGTCTTCTTTCCTGTCTTCCCTTTCCTGAAATATGCAACCTTGTACCTCGCCCCTAAGCTTTTCTCTGTACTTCTCACACTGCTCATGGGTCACTGTACCACATTCTACCATTTTTGCCCCCAAGATCAGCCGCGTTTTTTCACAGCTTTCAGTTCAACCTCGAGATGATCTATCTCGTACTCGCCGCTTGCGTTCATGAAAAGCTCGTACAGGACTTCGACATGCAGTACCTTGTAAGGGCCTTCATACCCATGGACATTGCTTGTGACAATATCTCCTTCTTGGATCACGGTTTCAGGAGGGAGAAATAGAAGAGGCTCAGAAACGATGTAATCCCCACTTTCAAGAGACTGAATGCCTCCGGACCTGGAAGCCTGTGAGAACCTGCATGAGCTAGGGTTGGAGGTTGTAGTGAGTTGGGGAGTCCCCACTCCATTTGTTACAGGTTCTGCCGGTCCGGAGGCAAGTGAGGTCCCCTCGTGTTCATCATGAATTGTTTCGCCTTCCTGGAAAGTTCCGGAAACATTCGAGAGGATCAGATAACCAGCTGCATCTCCAGCGGTCCAGGACCCTGACTCAAGAACTATTTCCTTGATGGTCCCCTTTGCTCCAGAGGCTACCCCTATCAGAAGATCTTCTTCCAGAAAAGCTGAGGATCCGGACTCAAAGGAAAGTTTCTGGTCCTGGGTACTGCTCAGGATGTTGCAGGTGTGAATCATTCCAAGCATTAGAGATCCGATCATGTTCAGTCCTCGTGGTTCACAGTCCTGATCCCAACTCGTCCGTAAGGTATGCGGAGTTTGCCTGCGTACCTGTACTTTTTCATGTACTTCGCGGCTTCATTTTCATGGTCCTGGATGTCCTGGTCGATAGTGTTCTGTTGCTCACTATTTCCTATTTTGACTCTGGCAGGAAGTTCTCCGTTAATCCTCATCTTACGAAGGACGGCAGCTGCTGAGAGATGAATGCAGGCCAGATTAAGGAGATCGTTGTCGCTGTCATCTACATTTCCTCCAGTCTGCGTAGCTACAGCTCTTGAGGTCCTTATTATGAGTTCAGCAATACCCTCGTCTGTAACTGACCTGGGATTGACTTCAGCACGAACTTCAGAGACGGAACACAGGACCATTCAGCTCACCGTTTAGCTTGTTCCAAGGCTGGTAATCTTACAGACACATGGGTCGGTCAACGTGTCCGGATCAAGGTGTTTGAACCGTGGAACCAGAGCACCGACCTGCTCCATCATGATGTCGCCCTTCGGTCTGCCGCCATCATACCAGAGATCATTTTCCGGGACCTGAAGTTCAATGATGTCGAAGAATCTGAGGTTCTCCTGAGAAGCTATGGGGCTTACCATTGCGGTTCCGGCTGCGAGATCAGGGACTTCATAGATCTGTCCTGGCTGTGATCCGTTTGGTGCTGCGGCGTTAAGGATTTTCAGGATTGCAGCGGTTTCTTCTTTTCCTGTGTCATTCTCGGAGTCCATGAGCTCAGCATAGTTGAAAGGAGCAAGGGAAAGGTTGTATCCACGGGAATAGACGCCACTCAGCTTGAGTTTTGAAATTGCAGCGACGACTGCAGATTTAACGTTTCCATAACTTCCAGAATCTTCCCCGATAACAGAGTTTCCAGCCACCTGGTACATCCCTTTGATTAGGTAATTTGTACCCTGCGGTTTCCAACCATCAGCAATGATTTTGTCCTGCTCCCTTGCGATTTTTGCAGTCATATCGGTACTGATGTCTGCCTCAATCGGGATTTTCTTCTTCTGATATGCCAGCCAATCACGGTACTTGATACGCACCATGTCTTGCTGGACAGGGACGCGAACCTGAAGACTCTCGATGTCAATAGTGTCCTCGATGTCTTTCTGGATGTCGTAGTTTGTGATTGCGCCGCTACGAGCTACATAACGCAGCGTTTCGACGGTGAGGACACCGAGCCCCTGACCTGAGAGTTCTGGATTGATTGGCATGAGCTGTCTACCGACCGACTGAGCAGTCAGTACCGAAATAATAGTCGGATCAAACAGATCCTTGAGATGTGTGAGAAGTGCGTTTCCACCTGTCATGATTTCACTTCCTCGTAAGTACCCAGATTGCAGCTGCTGCGCTTGAAGCGTCTACTGACTGATCCGCATCAGCTACGATATCATCAGTACCAGGAGTTCCAGCACTCAAGAAGCCGTCAGCAACTTCCTTCAGAGGCTGTCCTTTTGTTACATTTTGACCTGATGCAAGTCGGCCTCTTATTCTCTTACCTGCACCCATTTCAACAGCTGCCCAGTCGCCAACCGCAAAAGCAGTGTCAATGGTTTTTGGCTTGTCAGGGGAAGCTTCATACGATAGATATCCTATCGCGTTTCCCGTGCCTGTGAACTCTTTGACATAGTTGTCAGTCGTATCTATCATTACACGGATACCAGGTAAACACTTAGAGGCTGTTGCATTAGGCCCTATCTGGAAATATTCAACATCAATGCCTGGACCCTGTCTGGTCATGTTGTCTACAGGCCTAAATCCTGGTTGTACAGCCAT